CCATCCCAACATACAACGACCTCGATCCGCTAGAGACGTCGTGGCCTATTGCCGCAAGGATGATGGCACTCCACTTACGAACATTGACCCTGCAGCAATGGTCGAGAGCTCGTCTTGGGGAGACCTCTTGGAGAGTTGCGCAGACAGAGACGAGTTTCTTGCTGCGGTGCGAACGCGCTTTCCACGTGATTACGTGCTCCGCCTTGAACAGCTTCTTTTCTTTTGCGAGTGGCGCTTTGGACGGGACGAGACAACCTACTGTGGAAGAACCAGATCCGAATTTCGAGAATTACCTGCCATGACTGAATGGGTAGGGACTAACTTGATGGAGGTAAGGTTTGTATCCTCTCATGCCTATTGGACTGCGCAGGGGGGCCCCAGTCCCCCCCTTTGCTAACCTAATCCTAAGTATATCAGGGGGTGGAGCGCCCGCGCTCTCTCATTCTTATCGGAGAATCTAGGCTCGGGAAGACTGAGTGGGCAAGATCTCTTGGCAAGGCCATGTACTTCTGTGGTCAGTTCAACCTCGACGACTGGGACTCAACCGCTGGATACGTCATACTCGATGATTTCAACTTCAAATTCTTCCCCCAATGGAAGTCCTTCCTCGGTGCGCAGAAACAATTCGTACTTACCGACAAATACCGCAAGAAGCGCACCGTACAATGGGGTAAACCCTGTATCGTTTTGGGCAACCCCGGAAGCGAATCAGATCCTACAGGAGTTGTTTCCAGAACTGAAATGGGATGGATAGATGCTAACTGTGACTATGTGAGAGTGGATGTCCCTTTATTCTAAACATCACGGAAGTAAACATGAGACTGATATGCCATATTGACTACGGTATCGGTACTAACACCTGCACTTGACATTACACACTGAACGACCCACCAATACGTACCGTACTTAAAACGGTTAGGTGGGGTACTAAGGTCTGCACCGGTACTATCTTCCAACTGCATCATCCTCTTAATAGGTACATAACACTTGAACGGTGTTGGCATAGACAACTGTCCACTTTCAACATCACCACTAGGATTTACGGGTACTGTAAATGACCGTATAACTTTGTGACGAGTGGTATCAAACGGTGCAGTATAACCGGTACCCACGAACGGTTGTGACGTGTATTTGAAAAACCGTGGATTTACGTTCGGTGGTACCTGTGTCGGATTGGTAATCGCTGTTGTGGTACTGGTAAATTCGTTGAACGCGTCATCCATACCGTCTGCTTGATCTTTAGTAAACAACAGCGTAAAACGAACAAGAGCGCCAGTAGTACTAGGCGTCGTAATATCCAGAGAAAGCTGACCGCGTAGACCAACTCCTTTAAGATAAAACTTGTTTCCAACAAACTCTTGATCGAGTATCCCTTGAATCAAATTCTGAACAGGTGTATGAACATATATACTTCGAGTAGTTCCATCTCCCTCACGCATAGCCTGAGCAAGGCTGTTTGCTACTAGCCTATCTTTAGGTTCGATAGTGCGCAGAAGCACACCTCTAACGCGTTTCGCAAAGCGACGAAATCCACGTCTCTTGCGCAAACGTCGATTACGACGAGGACGTCTACGTGAAAATCGTCTACGCGCCATAATTAATCTTCTACTTTTAGACTTAGCTGGTGCAAAATCTGAGAGTCTTAGCCTTTTTGAGTCTCCACCAATTAACTGAAGAGTTGCTGGTCTTTTTTTAGATACGTCAAACTTGAAATCTGGTCCTAATCCGGCAAGTGCTGATCCTTGAACAATGGGAGTTTGCGCAGCACCAACAGCAGCCCAACCTGCAGCACGTGTAACCAATCCGAGTCCAGCGAGAGCCATCGAAATGTTTTTCGATTGCGCAGCGTCCTTATATAAGGGTGGCGGGTGGCGGGTGGCAGAGGGGTAATATTATGCCCTCTGCCAACTTCCACTTCGACGGTGTCCATGTGTTTCTCACGTACCCACAATGCCCGCTGGAACGAGAACGCATACGAGATATTCTCTTTGAGAGAACCAATCCTACCAAGTATCTCATTGCAAGGGAGTGTCACAGTGACGGGAACTATCACCTACACGCTTACCTACACTTCGGGGGAAGACGTCGATGGGCAGATGCGTCCGTATTTGACGTGGACGGATACCATCCCAACATACAACGACCTCGATCCGCTAGAGACGTCGTGGCCTATTGCCGCAAGGATGATGGCACTCCACTTACGAACATTGACCCTGCAGCAATGGTCGAGAGCTCGTCTTGGGGA